TCTCTAGATAGTCACGCAGAGGGCCTGCGTCCATCCACTTAGCACTGCTGCTCATGGCATATACCCTAGTATGTGTCTTGCGTTTTGCAAACCCCACTCAATCTCTTTGCGAGACATCCCGCCTACATCTTTTTGGTCCGTCTGTGCATAGTTAAAAAACCAAGAAGACAGACCGATATCCATAGCCTTAAACCTTAACTCTTCTGTGCAAGACCTGCCCGCGTCGTCATTGTCTAAGGCAAAAATAGGTCTAGTCGCTCCCCTAATCATGCTCCACTGAGTATGTGATACGGCGCACCCATAAGTGGCAACAGCCCCCTCTATACCTAAAGAAGCTAAGCGAATAACATCTAACGGAGACTCAACAACAATCATGTCCCCACCTTTGTAGTGCTCGTATCCAAACAAGGCTTCGCTTTTTTTAACACCCGTAGTGTTTCTAAAGAACCTGGTCTTATGGCCCTTCTCTTGCCATCCTAAAAGTTTATTAGTAATCGGGTCTCTGATAGGGATAATCCAATTGCTCTGATTATGGTTCCACTTCACTCCATATTTAGCTACTGCCTCAGGTAATAAACCTCTGCTCAGGGAAATATCGTCGGGCACCTGTCTGAAAGCGTGAAGCATCGACTCATGAATAGGCGCGTACTCTTCTTGCTTAGGCCGTTCCCCTTCGATTAACTGCTTTATACGAGCAGCTAATCTAGTCACTGTTACATCTACATCTATGGTGGCGTCGATAGTCCCACCTAAGTAGTTGACTAAAGTTTGTAAGCCGCCCTTCCAGTCACAAGAAAAACAAATAAATAAACCGTTCTCTCCGTTAATCCAAAAGGACGGGTTATTATCTTCTTTACCTGTACGCTCTTTATGAGCGGGGCAGTGCAGTTGTATCTCACTGTTCCTAATGGAAACAATCTTAAGACCAAGGACTTCTAGTGTGTCTTCGATGCTAGATGTCATTTACGTCAATCTCTCTAAAGGTACCTGTGCTCCAATCCCAGATAAGCGATATCTCCATACGTCCAGAGTTACGGCTTTCTAGCACCTTCAAGATACGAGTGTCGTCTACGTTTTCATCTTCACGCTGTAGACCAAAGATGACGTCAGCATCTTGGTGGAAGGATGATGAGTAACCAATTGAGTCAGCAGTTACTTGACCTTTACGCATCTTCCAGTTAAGAACCTGAGTTGTAATAACAACTGGCACCTTGTACTTCTGAGCCATACGTTTTAGAGAGCGGGTAATATTAGTAATAGCCTGTGGAGTGTTAGCTTCACCAGTCTGCTCGTCAATCATTAAATAAACACCGTCAATAAATACGATGTCTGGATGTAGCACCGACAACTTACTAGATATACCAGAGACTGTAGAGCCGTTGGCTGAGTCAACTAACCAGAATGGCTTACGCATGTTCTCCATAGAACGAAGCTTTGCTTGATACCGTGCTTCTTCTTCGTTATCTAGCAAACCATTGATAAGACGTGAGTGTGAGATACGCGCTCGCATAGCGTCATAACGAGTCTGCTGTTCGTGGTTACTCATTTCAAATGACTGGAACATAACTGACTTGTCCTGTAGGTGAACGTTCTGTGCAAACTGCAAAGCAACAGTTGACTTACCAGTCTTAGGTGGAGCAACAATTACAATCAACTGACCAGGCTGTAGACCACCCGTAACCTGGTCAACACTAGGGAACCCTGTTGCTGTTCCAAGTAACCCTGGGTTGTTTTTACGGAAGGTGTACTCGTCCCAACGCTTTTGTGGTTCATCAATAAGGTTTACATCGCTAGTCTTACCTAGCCCATCTTCTTCTAAACCAATGATGCCAGCTTGAACTATACGTAGACCTTCTTCGTGGTCTTTAGTAGAGCCGTATGTAGTAGCGGCAGACTCCAACATCTTTAAGAATGAAGAGGAACGGCGTGTAGCAACAACGCTGTCAATTAAATACTCTAGGGCGTCAGGGGACTCGTGCTGCTTCCATGATGGGAAGTTTTGAGTTACTACCTCAAGGCTTGGGCACTCTGCATACTTAGAGAAGTGGTCGCGTACAAAAACCCATACGCGTTTTACTTCACCATCTACAAACCATGCGTCTTTAACACCACGGTCGAATAATGGGGCGAGGTCGCGGCTCTCTAATACTTTACTTAATAGTCGTAGTTCGTTGTTCATTGTAAGTCAGCGAATGTCCTTCCCCAGTGTCCGTAACGTAAGAGGCGAGAGTCTACATCAACTACACCAACTACTTCAGGTCGATAGGGAAGTTCGCTGAGCAAGTGTTTGTCCGATTCATACGCCGTGTAGTATCTAAATGGGTTAGTACCCATGTTGTCAAGTGCATCCATAGTTTCAGATAAAGTTTCGTTATCTAACTCAAAGGATATAAGTTCCAGGGTAAAACCAGCCCTAGTTGTAAAAATATACAAATAGGACAAAGCATCACGTCTAAACTTTTTATTTACTTTTACGGATGGGATTACTAAAAGCTTACGCTTTACTGTCATCTCCACATCCATAATAATGTCTGTGGTAACTAATATCCTTCTGGGGAGTTCGTTACTGATATCCCCATTCTTCATTAAAAGACTTCTATCTTGCCGAAGTTTATTACAAACTCCCTGAAGGCTTCCTTTGATGAACGGGCATTACTGATATCGTCTTTGGACGCACGGCTAGAAAACTCTAACGGATAATTATCGCCACCGTTTGCTTTGATGCGTGCGCTTACAAACTTAACATGCTTGCAAGTATTGCGACCACGATAACCAGGGCAGGTGCAGTACAGCTTGTTACTATCGTCCACTGATACTTCATAGATACCAGGACCAGGTGACTGTGTTTGACTAAGAAACACTTGTACTAGTTTAGTTTCCATTACCTTGCTCATTCTCGTAGGTCTCCTTTGTTAGTAACCATTGGCAAATACATAAATGCTTCCTTAGCAAAACTCTCAGTAGCATCGCCGTAAAGACTACCCCAGTCGTCAAGACTGACGTTAGTGGTTACTATGGTTGGCAGTCCAAGATTGAACCGTGTACGTAGTACATGATGCAAAACGTTCTTCTGCCACCCACTTAAGCTAGCGTGCTCCTTGCCTACGTCATCAATCACTAGGACTCGGATGTTGTAGGAGTCGTGCGCCTCACCTAAGAGACCATAGTAGAGGACCTCCTCCCAGTCTGTCGGGCTATCCATCATGCGACCTGATAAAGCAAGCACATCATTAAAGGTCATAAAGTAACAAGGACGTATAAGAGTCAGCCCATCCTCTACGTCAAAGGCAGACGGGGGCGATAGCCTCATGATATCTTGGATGGTTGCAACAGCCACCGTTGATTTACCGCGGCCAGGCTTACCCGCAATCATTAGACCTTTGCCACAGTGTCTGCTACCAGAAGCTCTGACGTTAACACCTTGGTCTAGCAAACTAATCCAACCACGTATCTGTTCGATGTCTTCTGGGTCAGTATCAACGCAGTCATCCAGTTCCCAACCAAGGCGTGCCTTAGGGATGTTGGAAGATTTAATCCACATCTTACGACGAACTTTTTGCTCTTCTACTTTGTACATTAGTCCAACCCTAACAGCTTTCGGTTCTTCGCTCGTGCAACGGCAACAGCATCTAGGTCCTCTGCCTTTACAGAACGCTTGGCTTCGCCAACCTTTGTCGGAGCCCAGTTTATAAAGCCCCAGAAGATTTCCTCTGGGTTATATAACTTAGTCTTATCAAACTTTTTTGTCGAGATGTAAGCATCAATAAGATATTTATCAATCTCACCGTTGGTGTCGTTGTCTATACGGAACAAGTCCATAGCCCTAACCAACTTAGGCCGTTGGGTTAACGCCACGTTCTCTACGTTCCAGATTAACTTAACCTGTTCGGAGAAGTGATTGACAACATCGGCTGGGGACCAGTCAACCACAGCGCGACTAGAACGGATACGCTGTCGGTCGCGGTAGTGAGCCTCTGATTGCTCCTTGCGCTCCTGCTTCTTGCGTTCCTTGTCCTTCTTCATCTCATCTGCTAAGTCATCTGGGTCTATTGGCGTTGAGCCCAAGCTCATGATTCCTCCTATGTTTTCTTTCCCGTTCAGTGCGGAACTCTGTTCCGCACTTTTGTTAACTGAATTAGCATATAAGCCATACTGCTCTTTGCTATATGGGATATCTGCTATATAGGTA